TGGCTGTATGGCTGGTTAAGAAAACCTTTATACTTATATGGAAGCTCATCGTACTCGTCTTTGCCATACTTATAGGCTGTGAGGTCATGCCCTGGAATCAACCGGACAAATAGAAAGGAACCGCACCAGTGTGAAATGGTACGGCTCTGATAAAGATAAGTAGAATCCTCCCTTTGCGTTAATGGTTTGTTCCGGTTTTCCGATTACATGAATCCTTTCCCTTTGCTTCTTTCATACACAACTTCCTTCTTGGAATCACAGTTCATAAGACGGAACTGAACCATACATCCTATAGGTATATCCTTGGGTAACTGTTCAACCAGTCTGTCGATAACCTGGTCCACATTGCTGAAACCAATATCTGTTATTTCACCGATAACGTCACCTTTGAAATACGCACGACCGTATATCATCATTTTCTTATTGATACGGAACAACTTGTCAGCAGGAGCTTCGAAGTCACGTGCCTTACCTTGCTTGCTCTTCTTACTGCTGAAGAAAATGAAGTCAATCACTTTGGCATTTAGTTCCCAGGCTGGAGTAAAATCTATCTTTACATAGCCTCTTGTTATATTCAGTCCATGACTGTGGTTCATACCGAAGGCAACCTCATATAGGTTGGCGTCACAGTCATTTTGAGCAATTGTAGCCCAGGTATGACGGAAAGTATAATAACAGTAGTAATCCTCCTTCTTCATTCCCATATCGGCACATATCTTTCTGATTCCAATGTTTACGTTGGCATTGAAACTGTCCGGGTTGCTGTAACGCTTATGGAATTTGAAAAGATATTCGTCATTCTCATCTGAAAGATACTTGTCAAATGTGGCCTGAATGAACGGTTCCACACGCATTTCAATATAGGCTTCGTCTTTCCGGCTGTGCTTTGTCTTAGCTCTTTTATATCCGATAACTCCATCCTTATAGTTTTCTTTTTTAAGCTCAAAAATATCCACGGTGTTTATTCCGCCCAAACATAAGGATAGGAGTGCCACGTCTCTGCCCAGTTCCGGAAGAGAGGAAATCATTTTGGTTTCCGGTAGGGGGCGATTGAAGAATTCCCTACATGCCTCTGCACTGATGGCTCTTTGAACCGTACTGTCAGATTTAGGAATGGATACCTTTAACCAAGGATTGTATTTGATTCGCACGATACCACGTTCTTCATCGTTCAGCTCTATAAGTGCCCTTTTGAATATCTGTCTTAAACAAGTCGGGTACATTTCTTTCGCCCTGTTCGTCAACGAAAGGCTATTAATCCATCTTGTTAAAACAGAAGATGACAAGTGAGTAAACATAACTCTGGTTGTTCCCAAATATCTTTCGAGGTGGTTTACAGCCAGACGATAGTTCTTAGCATTACGTTCATGTCCTTCAGAGGCCATACGGTTAATGAACTTTGTTGCATAGTCACTAAAGCATACTTCCATATCAGAGTTCATTAAGTATTCTATCAATTCTGTTACAGAGTATCCTGACACATCTTTACGGTTTACCAGTTCAGTATAACGAAGTATTTCTTGTGCACAATATTTATTTATAACAGCATCCTTAATCTCGCCAGATTTGGATAACTGTTTGTCTGTAACGAATTTGTCTGTCTTAATATACCCTGATTTTGAACGATGAAGTACTCGAATGTACACTTGGTAAAAGCCGTCAGCTCGCTTATACCTTACAATAGTCTTAAATGTTGCCATATCTTATTGATTTACAGTTATTTTACTTTTGTAAGTTCTTTGTAAGCGTACCCTCTCAGTTTTGTAAGCTATTTGTAAGCAAGTTCCGTTTATTTGGCTCATTTTTTGCGGACAAATGCACGAACCGCCTAAAAACAACTTAGGCTGTAATGTCTGAAAAACAGTCCATTACAGCCTAAATCAATGATTATCTTATACTATTTATGCTTCCTCTATTGCAGCCTGCGCCGCAGCCAGTCTTGCCTTATAATCAATAAATTATCTTTTGGGTGAAAACATATAAAAAACAAAGGTGATATAGCTTTTTTTCCTATATGATTAATGTATTCTCTATAATTATGATAATAATGTTCTATGTAAAAACATTATATAGACTAATTTTTTTCTTTTTGTTTCATAATTGTTTTTATTATTCGGTTAAATGACTCTCTGCCTAATATAGCTGGCTTATCCAAACTCTTGTCAAGAAGGAAAGGAAAAGAGAAAGTGCATCCCTCATACTCAAACCCAATCCTGAACACCTTGCATTCTCTCAACTTGTTGTCCTTGCATCTTCCCACTTTCTTCCCCACATAATGGAATATATATTATTAGTACTGATGGAATCCACATAGTCAGGAAGAAAGGGCTGCAAATTATCATAGACAGGTTTTGTATTCACTTCCCTTATATTGTTATCAGAAAGTGAATACATCTGCCTCTTCCTAAGATTGAAGAAAGCCAAGAATGCAGGACCAATAAGGTTGTGCTTCATTTTCTTATCAAGAAGGAATGTAAAACCAATGCCTTTGATATGGATGAAGATTTCATTCATTTTGAGTTCATTCTAATGGAAGTTCTTTTATTTCAGGCTTTAGCAAATCTCCTACATTCATTGCCTGTATTCTTAAAGTACTGAATAGATTACTGTTATCTCCTTTAGACAATTGTTGCATGGTTATAAATATCTTATCAACAACCTCATTCTTATTTACTCTCCCCATTACAGGATTGATTGTGTTTCCTAAAACCATTGGATGGCTGGAAATATCTATTGCATTGTAAGCAAGATAATATACAATCAGAGGATTAAGTCCATTGATGTTGAATGAGTTCCTACTTTCAGGCAGATTTATACTATACTTGGCAGCATGGTCTTTAACCTCTTGGATAGATACTGTTACATCATCTATCAGCTTTGATCCATTTTCCTTAAACACCTTTTGTGCTTCTGACAATGTGTATAAGGAATCTTGCTTGGCTGTCAATGCTTTATTCTCTTGATATAATGATATATTATAAGAGATTGAAGCTACTAATACAAAACCTAATAGGATGGATAAAATTACAAAACCTTTCTTCATTTGTATGTCTTGTTTTTAGTCAGTTGTTCTTATTGTCAATTTATCAAAGTCAAGAATCCATTTGTTTTTCACAAGGAAGTCTGTACTTAGAATACCATGAATTTGCACCCCTGTTTCTTCTTGTATCTGCCTTATAGCATCTGAGCCATCAAAAACAGAAAATGAAGAAGTATAATCTGTTCCCTCAAAGTTGAATGTAGCTTCAATGACAGGAGTTTCTTTATATTCTCCATCTATCCCCATGATGTTTTGTTTGTCTTCCAGTACTTTGAACTCATTTTTAAAATGCTCATATACATAAGCAAAAAGGACATTATGCGTAGCTCCTGTGTCTATAAGAAAGCACAAGTTCTTTAGTCTGCCTAATGTCACTATCAATGGCAAGCCTGTCTTTTGCAAGCCAAATGCTAATGGAAATTCCATCATTTAATTGATTCTTTTGAAAGTTAAAGTTCGGGTGATTATAACTTCTCCTTCTCCCAAATTCAACCATTTAGCAGAATCTCTTAATATCATTTCTGTATCAGATAATTCTAACACATCATAGATAGTAGGAGATTTTGAAGTATCAGAAAATCCCATTAGCAATTTCATCTGATTCTTGTCAAAGACAAAGGCTTGATAGTCTGTAGGCTTTTCTCCTTTATTGTACCATTGATAAATACCATCAGCACTACCAGTTACTTTAACATCACCATTTTCTACAAACTCCCAAACATAAGACCCATAACTTATTTCAACTTCATTATGTTTTTCTTTATCTAAATCTGTATATTTTGCATCTTCTATTAAAGTTGTGACATTCCAAGTTCCAATTACAGACAGATTATTTTCTTCATTCTCATTGCTGCAACTGATTATCAATATACAACAGAGCAACATCAAAAGTACAATAATTTTCTTATTCATTTTATATATCTTTTAGTTATTCAATATTCCAATAATTACTTTCATCACCTTCAAAAGCATCAAGCCTTTGGTCTTCCCAATTATCTACATCATTCATCTTCTCTTCCTCATAATCCCAAAAAGAAGTCTTATTTGGACATGTTTTTGGTTTAATTTTCTTTTTAATAGGAACTTTAGTTATTTGCAGTGTCCTTTTCCCTATATCAGACTTATCCATCAACAAAGGAAAAATCTTACTATTGCTATTTGCAACAATGGCTATTACTGGTTCTTTAGGAATATCTTTACCTGCGACAATTCCAATATTACAACCATGAGTAAAGAAAAGTTGCCTTGAACAAGGCATAATCTTCACAAATATCTTCTGACAATTAGATATTTGCTTGAATGCCTCTACGGAATATACATTGATATAATTTAGTCCATCAAGAATTATTTTATTGGCTAATTTATGTAAGTCAATTTTCTCTTCTCTATCATCTTTAAATGCTTTAATTGAGAAAAGATACTCTTCTTTTATAACCCATATTTTATCATATTTCAATGGAACAACAATATTTCCCAATGTATCAATAATACCCCACTGATTCTTTTCTTCTAAATAGTGATATTCCATCACACGGGCATAACCACAAGTAAATTGTGGGTCACACCAAGAGTATTTACCAAAGGGGACTATTTGCCTATTCAATGTATCAATGTAAGCATATTGATATTGATGGTTTCTGACCAATGACAAACCACAACTGAATGGTTGCATTTCCATGTATTGAGGTGGAATAACAACTTCTCCTTTTTGGTTCTTAGCTCCCAATAAGCCATCTTCCTGAAATATGATATAGTCTTTATCCATGCTGCCTTTTTGTAGCCATACCACAAAAAGAAAGGTGCAGGCTTGACCTTGATTGTCATTCTGAAGGTATCGCCAAACACCTATATCCATACAAACAAGGAAAGCCCACACCCCTATGGCATGAGCATTCACTACCTTGCTGTTGATGGATATATTCTTCTAAATTGGCGATTTTTCAGAACTCATCAAGCAAGAAGCAAACACTTCTTTTTCTAATATGTCTTGTTAAACTTCTATTCCATTGCTAACTATTTTTGTTATTACTGCAAAATTACGATAATTCTGCAAGAAACAAACATCAAATCAGGCAATTTTATAAAAGTCAATCCATATCAGCATCCGAGGTGTGGGCAATTTCTTGTCATGAAGGGATGATAAATATCTCCCCTTGCTCTATACAAAAGTACTGTTTTTGTTACATATCTCTTATCCTCATTGCTTTTTCATTTTAAAGAAGCCCCGAAATATTGATTTTATTCCGAGGCTTCATCCAACAATCAAACCATAAATCATGGCTTTTTATTGCCATCGGAGCAAAAGATGCAAAGCACTACTACTCCTAAAACCAAATTGATAATGGCAAAGATGATTTCTCCCATAAGGCAAATCTTGAAAATTTTCCACCATAATGAATATATAAATTTTGGAACAACCTGCTACTGAATGAACCAAGTATATTCACTATCACCATATAAGGCTTTATTCAGCCCATCAGCAAGTTGGGTGGCATTATAAGCCCTATCCAAGAAATTATCTATGTAGGAAGTCTTATTTGCCCCAGTAAGCAGATTATACACATTCCACATAGAGATTTCTCCTTGATTGTCAGGAAGAGAAAAGTTATCATCATTATAGAAAGACTTGGCTACAATACCTATTTGTGTATCTGTCATAAGCATTTGTGGCAACATTCTTTTCTGTTCAGTAGGCAGATATTGGTACAACCTGCACTTACCCAAGAACTGAGCAAACTGATGTTCAGTCATATAACTATCCTTGAAAGCTCCCATATAATAAAGGTGCTTGGCTGCATTATAATCTTGAAAAAGCTGTATTGCAGCATTGAATAAACTATGTACATCCATCACCTTTAGTTCCGACTTGAAACCATCTGTGCTGATACACATATTACAGCAAACCAAGTTCTTAAATCCAATGAAAAGTTTGAACTTTTCCATTCCTTTCTTGCTATACAGGTTTTCATGGTTATAGCTTCTGACCCCTCCAATAGTAAGATTGAGCCTGTTACCTGCAATATCTTCATATATAGTAGGTATCTCAAAACAAAACATCATCCTTTCATAATAGATAGTCTTATCTTCTTCCAATAACTCCTTGACAGGTTTGTGGATGGCTTCAGGGGTTCTCCCTTTGATGATATGGCTTACCCTGATTTCAGGCAGTTCAATACTTTCACTTGGAAAAACCCTGTTGGCTGCTTCCCAAACAGATTCAATGAAGTTAGGGTGGGAGATAGTAATCTCATTGTCCTTGCTGAATACAGGCACTATGCAATCATCTTTCAAATGTTCAATGGTCACTTCCTTTGTGTTTGCTTCAATAAAAGGAAGTCTTTTTACTTCTCTTCTTGACAAGATTGGCTCTACATCAATAATATCCTGCTGTTGGGATAACTCCAATGTCCTGTTTACCCTGCTTGGGTAAATCAAGTTAGCCTTGACTGGCTGTAACTGCATTGCTTCCATATCTTATAAAGTTGGGATTATAGTTAATACTCGGTTTATTCTGTTGTTCTTGCAGTTGCATTTTCTTCTGCATGAAATCAGAGGTCAGTTGTTGATACCACTCGGGGTATTTGTGATAGATGGCTGTCAATTCTTCAATGGTTTTAGCCGTATTTATCTGTTGTCTTATCATTTCTACTGTCACTCCATCATTACACCAATCAAGGATTATTTGTCCTGTTGTGGGTGTGATTGTAAAGTCAGGTTTCCCCATGAACAAATTGGTTCTGTCCTTGCTTGCAATGGCTTGATGCTTCATATTGATGTCAAAAACTATGGTAAATTCATAGTCAATACCATCCCTCATTACAGCTTTAAGACCAACCTTTTCAGGAACCATCTTACCATTCTTCTCATTGAGGACATAATCCTGCTTGCATCTCATGGTGCAAATGATATGCTTTTCACTTTGCAATATTTTCTGCATGAAAGCATTGATTCTTGGAGTGACCTTCTGCCAATTAGTAAAGCTGTTACCTTGCAGGTTGGCATGGTATTCCAGCAGGTTATCCCAGCATTGAGATATGGAATCTATGATAATGACTTCCATACCTGCATCTTCACAAATCCCTATGGCTTCCATATAGGTTTCGGGAGTAAAATTGTCTTGAAGAGATAACACATTGTAATTGCCTAAATTGGCATACAAATCAGCACTTCCATTCTCACTATCAATGATGGCTATCTTAGTCCAATCACCACATAAGCCATAAGCAAGCAATAAGGCTGAATAGGTTTTCCCTGCCCCTGAACAGCCTTGAAGGGCAAGTTTTATCTTAGCCTGCTTCTTTGATGAAACTCTTAACTGCATCATATTCAAATACTATTAATGATTCTACAATCTAAAAATAAAAAAGGCAGTCAGAACTCAATCCAACTGCCCATATAAGGATGCAACTTGTATATCATAAAGTTGCCAATGTAGGTGCTCCACCATCCCCTTGTTGATGAAGCATATAGAACATATCCCCTGTTTCAGGAGAACAAACTTGTGAGATAACAGGTTTTGTAATGTCCCCTTTGAGGAATCTTTCACTTACTGCACCTGTTTCACAGCCATACACAAAGAAACATTTTCCTGTGTTTGGATTCTGTTTCACATCAATTCTTCCCACTCCCATTTTTGTCTTGAAGTCTGCAACAGACATTGTTTCAATAAATTTTAAACCTTCCATAATTTATGATTTTAATTGTTGTGGGAGGGACTATCCCCACCCTGAATGATGGGGAGGGTATCAGGATGGTGTAATTCATGCTCTTAAAGACAAGAAAGTTTCAAAAAATATCAGAAAAATTCCACAAAATTTTATTGGCTTGACTATTCTAAAATAAAAGCCTTATGAAAATAGCTTCATTTAAAGTAAAAAGTAAGATGCTGATGTATAAATGTCAAGACATTGGTTGGACAAATATATGCCACTTTGCACTTGATTTATATGACATTGTAATGTGGATGATTCAGTAAAAACAGCTATACATTACTTGATGTACAAATGCAATAATCCCCTGCTCTCAATAATGAAAACAGGGGAAAATAAAATTATGGATATATCTATGCTGCAAACTCTCTCATTGTCAAATATTCTTGTATTTCTTCATTGTCTGCCTCAAAAGAAAGAACCTTGTCAATCCATGTTGCATATCCCAAATGTGAGTACATCAAAACTTTTGCATTTAGATGTTCTATATGAGTCAGAGCCATTGGAGCGTCATAAGAAGACCAAATCACTCTTTTTTCAATGAGAGCATTTCTGTATTTCCTATAAGTCTTGGCATCCATCCCTAACTTTTGGGTTATCTCAATATCCTTTAAATCATATCTGAAAGTACCATTCACACACAGGCAATACAAACCTATAAGAAAACCTTTTTCTTCAGGTGTCAATAAACTGTCTGAAAAGATATGTTTCCATATTATCCTGTAATTTTCATTTGGATATGGTAGCTTAAATTCATTCCTTTTAATTGTTTCTTTCAATTGGAGAGTTTTACATTCACCAAAATTTTCTTTTCTGAATTTAGGCAGGAAATATTCTCCTATATATCCTTGTGATACTCCTGTCAAATCAGATAACTGCTTAATGGTTATATTTGTGGTGCAGACATCACCTGTATTGCTGTAATGGGCACTGTTGTATAAGCCAGCCAACAAATACAAATCTTTCAACTTGAAGTGCATGATGGCATCATTGGGGATTCTTGAATAGACCTTTATTGCATAGTTTTCTGTTTGTTTCATTTCTCTTTTGTTTATATGAAAAAGGGGAAAAATACCCTGATACTAACTACCTACTATAAATAATAAGGAATAAAATAGGTAGGTGATTAGTATGGGGGTAATTTTCCCTACCTCTTTCCGCATATAAAGATAAGAAGAAAATTTGAAATATGCAAGTTTTTTACATCTGTATTTTATTGAAATTTAGTTATTTAACAAAGGAAGTATTTTAGCAAATTATTATCATTTTTGGGTATTCTATCTTTATGACCGATAAATCTATGGTCTTGAAGGGTAATATAATAGGTTCTTGGTCTGATAGTATTCACCAGACTTTTGAAGAAGCTGATAGCCTTACGAGGTTTATTAGTCCAATCTTTGTGCAAATGGTATTGTATAATAGGGAGTAATAAATCCACTATTTCTCGATTGCTGAATTTTGCATCTATAGGAAATGCTTGTTTAATGGCTTCTTTGAATGGATGGTCATCTGCCAATGCCCAAAATATAATGGCATTATTAAGGTTTTTGAATGCAATAGAATTGTCAGACTTTAATTCCTTCATTAAAGTTATAAGTTCTTTAGTATCTATATATTCATAGAGCAAAGCTATTTCTTTATAAGTTTTTCTTTGCGTGCTATTACCATATTTGCTTCTTTTATTAAGCAAGTGGATACTTAACTTTCCTGTATCATATATTTTTTCTATCTCTTCAAGACAAGAAATCCTGTCATCTTGTTTATATTTCTTCTGTAACCTTTTCTCCTCTTTCTCTATTTCTTTTTGTTTCTCTGTTATATCAGTTTCCATATCATTCCCATGATAGTAGAGTGTATTGTATATCTCTTTTAATTTTTCTGATAATGAACCATGATTGCTATAGAATTGGTATATGAGATTTGTCCTAAGTTTCATTACAGCAAAATTCATATTTGAAAACTGTATTTTCCCATCAATGTCTTTCCTTGTAAGATGGAATGGAGCAAACCTTCCAGTTATTTTCCCCTTTGCCTTTTCTTTAATTACTGTTTTTGCCAAACCAAAGATATTCCCTAATGTTGTATCATCTGTGCTTAGTACATCTGCTGCATCTGTCAATTGAATGATCTTATAGGCTCTTTGAGATAATATTTTATAGTCTTTTTCCCACGCGGTATAATATTGGGTCTTATTATAAATGATATTGTCACTTAAAATGTTTTGCATAGGATTTTCAATCATCTGATAAATCTGCAATATGGTTTTTAAAGATAGGATTGTACTACCCTTGGTTGAATCAGAAACAGTTATTAGATGATATTTTCCTATGAATTTTGGAAAGAGATGGTTAATACTCCAAAATGCGATTCTTTTACTTGTTATTAAAGTGTTCTCTTCTTGTGTCATATAATAATCACTTGCAGCTCTTTTATTATGAGGTAAACAGATTATCCCACATTCTTCTTGCATTTTTTCAGGTAAATTCAGTATTACTTGTTTGGCTTGTTGGACAGAGGTGTACACAATCAAAATATTCTCATGGCTTGGAATTTTTTGTAGCATTTTAACCAAACAACCTATAATATTTACTGATTCATAGACTTGCAAGTTTCTTTGCGAATGGTTATTCCATTGGATTATAGTTCTTTGTTCATTTGCTAACTGTGTAGTATTAAATATGGTTGAGTCACTTGTAAAAAGACATCTGTTATTTGAATGAAACATCATATAGTAATCCATGATTTCTTCCACAGTTTCTTTATAGCTACTTTCATAAAGCAATATGTCTATATCTTCTATCAATAAGAAATAATCACAGCAAGTACCTAATATAGAAAAGAGAGTGGGTAAATCTTGACAATATAATAATATCTTTATGTTAGATATTTTACTAATATATACTTTAATCTGCTCTTCTATAGATAGATTATCCCCACAATATGTATTGCCAACAACAAAATATTCATCACAGCAATATTTATCTGCATCTTTTGTAGATGTTAGGATTATGATTGAATTCCTATTAGTCTTCAATTCTAATTCAATACTACCTATTTGAGGTGTAATACATTCTATTATACCATTTGGAAGCATTTCCATACAATCAGACAGGCATATTGCATCAGGTGGACATTCTACAATACTTTCTTTGTACTCTTCCTGACAAATAGATTCCTTCCTCAATGGTATAAGAGAATTTTCTAAGCAGTCTCCAAATGAAAAAATAGTTTGGCTTTGTTCTTTTTCCTCTTTTGTGGGTAAATAGGGATTCTCATCACTTTCATAATTCTCTTCCTTATTCTCTCCAAATGAGAAAATTATTTCTGCTTGTTCTGCTTCTTCAACTGTAGGTAGATAATAAGGTTCTTCACTTTCTTCATTTGAAGTGAGTGAAATGCTTTCTTTGATTTCTTCTTCTGTCGGAAAATATAAGTCATCCAAATTTATATCCATCTGCTCACTAATTTATATATTATATATTAATACTTAGTGCGCAAAAATAGGAAGAATCATTGGTTGTACCAAAGAAACTTCCTATTCTTCTGAATTAAAAACTATCCAAATACATACTCCAGCACCTTCCTGTTGGCTTCATTCTCAATCCTGAAATCCCTCTCAATATAGATATCTGTCACCTTCATAGCTTCATCAATGTGGTTGAGGGAGAGAATATACAATCAAGAACTTTTGTATTGAGCCTTGTGATAGGAGAGTAGTCTTTCTGAATATATCCTTCTGTTATTTTATGAGCAGATGAATGGTTCAGAGCAAAACCAACTTCTTCTATACTTGCTCCACAATAATTCTGTGCAATAGTCGCCCAAGAATGCCTGAAATTATAGATACACATTTTGGGAAGTTTATTATATTCACAATAAGCCTTCAAACCATGATTGACATTGATATTGAAACAATTACTATCTTGATACCTCTTGTTGAAGTTTAATAAGTATTCCGAATCTTCATCATCCATATATTTATTAAATAAGGGTATAATCCTTTCAGGTATTTTGATTTCCAAATAAGCTCCGTCACGTCTAAACTTCTTGGTTTTCTGTCTTTGGTAACATAACATACCTTCTTTTAGATTGCTTTTTCTCAATTCAAAAATATCAGCAGTATTCATACCTGCTAAGCAAAAGACCATTTCTGCTATATCTTTGCTTAACTCCGGTAATGATGCTTTCAATTTTGTTTCAGGATTTTTGCCATTAAAAAAGGCTCTAAGTACATCAATACTTAAAGCCCTTTTCTCTGGTACATCAGCCTTGGGAATTTCTATCTTCCTGAAAGGTTGCAATTTGATTCTAATGATATTCCTATCATAATCATTATACTCTTCCAACCCAGCATTATAAATCATCCTAATACAAATAGGGTACATTTCTTTAGCTCTACTTGTACTCTCCAAAGTCTTTATCCAATCTTGAATGAACTTGGTAGTAAGCCTTGAAAACATAATATCATCAGTTCCTGCAAATTTTTCCAATGACTGATAAGCCCATTTATAGTTTTTGGAATTTCTTTCCATGCCTCTATTTACAGCCATATCCCTTACATACTTTCTTGCATACTTTGAGAAAGAAATATCTTCATCAATATTCTGCAAGTAAGCAACTATATCATTAGCAGTCCAGTTGGTTATATCTACAGCATTTAGTCTTTCACTATATTGTTTGATAAGATTTGAGCAATAAGAAAGAAGTGTTATATCTTTAATCTCTCCTTTTCTTACTTTTGATTTATCAATAGTCTTGCCTGTATTGATATATCTTGCAGCTCTATTATGGGTAATTCTTATAAAAACTGCAAACAGCCCATCATTTCTCTGTGTTTTTATACATGCTTTAAAAGTAGCCATACTCAATTTATAATCAATGGTTTATAATAATAATTCTTTGGAAAACATCTGTGCGTATTTTGGAAAACATAGAGAAAACATCTGCCACAAGCAGACACTAAAAAAGGCTTACCCTAAAAAGAGTAAGCCTTTCAATTTATTGATATTCAGTATAATCTTTTCTTTTCAGAAGATTGATTATTCCTCTATTGCAGCCTGTGCAGCAGCCAAAATAAGATACTTTTCAATGAGTTATATAATACTTCTCAACAATATTCGTTTATTCAATTTCTTCGTATCTGTCTATTATGATTAATGTTTTCGTCCATTTATCGAAGAACTCGCCGCTACCAGTCTTGATATATTACCCATTTAAGGCAAATAGATAAGCCACAATCAACACAAATACGAAAAACGATACTTTTATCGTCTTAAAGATTTGAACGCTTTAAAACGGATTATTTACGTTCGTTCACCTGCTTTGATTTAACCAATTCATTGTAGATTGTATGGGCAAACTCCCCTGTGAAATATTCTGCCCAATTCTGATAAGTTAGGCAAATACCGGTTCGAGGGTCTTCATAATCCATGGTTTCCCATATATCTTCCAATTCTGCATAAACCTCATTGGGATTATTCCCAAGAGCGTCCACCACTTCTTCGGAATAACAGTTTACCAATGTATCTATCCAATCTCCACAATTATCACAACCATCTTTGTAGATAGCATTGAATGCGGCTTTTTTCAATTCATCCATAAAAGGCTCTGTTTTACAATATGGGTACTCTCCGTTCATTGCTTTTCTAATGTGCCGATATTTTTATGTTCAGGAGATAATTCTGTTAACCTACATTCGTTACCATCAAGCGCGGCTTCAAACATATAATCACTATTTGACAAAGTTATGCTTCTACCATTGCTTTTGCAGGAGAATACTCCCTTGTAATTTTCTGTCTCTGTATCTTGTTTGGAATATTTTTCTCCAATTGGCTCAGTACGTATTAGTGTAAATTCTTGAAGTTTACAATATGGATATCCGTTGACCGTAATAGCATTTTCTGATACTTCAATCACTCCGTAAGTTCCCTGCTTAAAAACATATTTATATACACAAGTTGCCTCAAACATTTTATCTGTTCTTTTTTCTGTTTTTATATACAGATCAGCTTCGGATTCTCGCATGATTAAGTCGTAAGTAGCTTCTGTCTTCACAGTGTAATCACCAGCTTCTATAGGCTCTCCTTTTCCTACTTCCACTTTTTCAAACTCAACATTATGCAATATGACATCAGAAAAAGAATCTTCCGGAGTAATAGCATCTATAGCCTCCATACTCAAAAATACACCCGAATAGCGTTCAGCGCCTTTCTCGTCATCTTCACTGCAAGCACATAACAGTAAAGAAGTAATAAGACATATTATTCCAACTGTATATCTCATTTTTTTCCCTCTACTAACTTTTCATAAACCTTAATCAACCTCTCCTTTTCAGCCAACAATTCTTCCAAATGCTTCACTCGTTCTACAAGAATAGCATCTGTGCCTACAGACACGTTGCCCATCATCGAAGCAGGACTAAAATCGCCGTTTGTTTCAACTGTATTATTTGATAGTCTTGATACTTCATCATCAAAAAAAATTCGTATGTCAGCTTTTAATAGAAAAGCAATCTTCTCTAAGTCTGCCGCTTGAATCTTATTGTTTCTAATGCATCTATGTAGATTTTGTTCGCTCATTCCAACATCAGCAGCAAGTTTCTTTAATCCACCACCTCTGTTTTCGCTCAATTTTCTAACAATTTCTAAATTCATGATTTACAGGAACTTGAATTAATCGACTAATATTTAATTTCGCATACACTAAATTTTATGACGAAAATATTTGTTCGCCACGAATAAATATATTAGCTTTGCACTATAAAGTTAAACAATAACCCATAAAAAACAAATAAAATGGCAGAAAATCAAGTAAAAGTACGTCCAACTTTAACGGATTTGGAAGTAGGTAAAGCGGTTACTTTCCCCATTGAAAAGACTAAGAGCGTCCGTGCTCAGGCTTCCGATCTCGGACTTATCCTGAATCGTAAGTACCAGACAGAAACGGACCGAGAAAAGCGTATCATAACAGTAATCAGAATATCGTAATTTGTAATCATCATGAACAAATTTGTAAATATTTCACAACTGATACTATCCTGCATCATGCTTTTTGCGGTGGTTGTCAGCATTGTGGCACATATCATACTTGGAAACATCGCATCGTTCATTGGCTATCTTGTATCAGCTGTATTCATCTTTCTCACATGGAAACTGGTACGTATATCATGGATGGAGTTTCAAAATGAAAACAAATAACCTCTTAACTTACAATATCATGGCTATCAATTTCAAAAAATTAAATTCTCAAATCAAGCCTCTTAAACCGGAAGCAAGACACGTGGGCTACATCTTTATTGCTACAGACAAGCAAAAGAGAGAAAGTCTGGTTGACTCTATTGCCAAGCCCGGTTCTAAACGTTCCCTAATAAAAGTGCTTACATATTTCATTAAAACCGATGAAAATTATCGTGCAGAGTATTCACTTTAATCCGTAATCCTATGCTCACTATTGATTTTCCCGATAAATCCGTTACTTATGACACTTTCGTCCGTGATGTAGCGTCCTCTGTAGTCCGTATGCTTGCCGATACACACAATGACCCCGAAATGGTCAGCCAGCGAAAAGCATACGCTATGTTTGGGCGTGGCAATGTGGATAGATGGCGCAAGCAGGGTAAAATAACCCCCTGCAAGCGTCCGGGCAAAGTTGAATACCGCACAATCGAACTGCGTACACTACAAAGGTTACAACAAGACTATTTCAAATGATAAGGGAGGATAGCTCAGCGGATAGAGCGGCGGTACGTACCCAAATGGCCAAGATGCAGCAGGACACAGGTTCAAATCCTGTTCCTCCCACTATTTTTTCACTATTAAAAATCAAAGTAGATGAAAGCAATTCAGCTAAAATCAATCACGCTTCGCAACTGGCGTGGAGAAAAAGAAAGGACAACACAGTTCCATACAGATGGCACTGTTACACGTATCTGTGGTCGTAACGGCCTCGGCAAGTCCAGGCACATGGATGCGTTCTGTTGGCTGCTTTTCGGCAAGGACAGCAAAGACCGTAAAGACTTCAACTTGCGCACCACAGACGAAAAGGGCAATCCCCTACAGCATTGTGAATGCTTCGTAGAGGGAACATTAGTCGTTGATGGAACGGAAATTACCATCAAACGAGAGTATAAGGAGCAATGGGTCAAACCTCGTGGACAAGTAGAGGAAGTGTTCAAGGGGAATGTTACCGAATGCACATGGGACGGCGTACCTGTTCGTGTCAATGAGTATAAGGAACGTATAAATGCCGAAATCATTGATGAGAACCTTTTCAAGATGCTAACCAATACCGAGTATTTCCTATCGTTAAAACAAGATGTTCAACGTGAAGTGTTAATGTCCATTGCCGGAGCCAAAACAGACAACGAATTGGCGCAGGGAAATGCAGAATTTACCGCTCTCGTAGATGTGTTGAGTGGCAAATCATTGGCGGATTATCGTCGACAGATTGCCGCAGAGAAAAAACGTCTAAAAATGCAAGCGGATGAAATCAAGCCACGTATCGACCAAACGGACAAGATGAAACCGGAAGCCGAGGATTGGAACTCATTGGAAGAAATGCTCACCGACAAAAAGAAAGAGCTGGAAGAAATAAACGAACTTCTGCATTCTGAAGATGCTCGCAAGCAATCTGCCATCGATAAAAAAGCTGCGCTGAACCGTGAAAAACGGCAAATCGAACAGCAACAGAAGGATATTCTTGCCGCAGAAAGGAGAAGTCGTCAGGAGAAAGCCGATAAGCAGAACGAAACACGTAATGAAATCGAGAAAGAGTTGAAGAATATTCATTCCGAACGATCGGATTGCAATATAGACATCACCCGTACAAAAGAACGCATCAAGTATTTGAACGAAGAAATAACTGGAACAACAAGCAGACTTGAAGAATTACGTTCCGAATGGGCATCCATTCGCGCCACACAGTACACCGGTGATAATGTCTGTCCTCATTGCGGTCAGTCTTTACCCGACAATATGATACAAGACGCTCTCCAAAAGTTTGAAGAATATAAACAAGACAGGCTCAAAGAGAATCAATCACGTGGAAAATCCCTGTCGGCACAAGTCGAATCATACCGAGAGGAATTAAACAGGCGTAATGAAGAACTTGTAGAGCATTCCAAAAAGATTACTGCCATTGACGAATGTATTGCAGGGCTGTATGATCGTCTGAAATCCACCCCGAAAGCAGCACCGTCCGCCATCAACGAAAACGAACTGCCCGCGTATGCAGCAAACCTGAAACGTTTGGATGAGATAGAAAAAGAAATAGCAAATATCACATATACTCAGACAGATACCGAACTGTCCGAACGTGCCGAGTTGGTGAAATCTGCTATCAAGAACTTGGAAATCCAACTAAACAACCGTACCATTATCGCCAACTATGATAAAGAAATAGAGCGTCTTGAAAAGGAAGGTCGTGAACTCGCACAGAAGATAGCCGACATAGAGAAACGTGAATATATAGCTGCCAAGTTTGCCAAAGCTCGCATTGATGATTGTGAGAGCCGTTTGAACTCGCTGTTTGGCATGGTACACTGGAAACTTTTCGATACCACTCTTGACGGAAACGAATACGAAGTATGTATTCCTATAATTGACGGTGTGTCCTATGGTACGTGCAATACAGCAAAGCAAGTGAACGCAGGTATTGACATCACCAACACATTGGCAAGGCATTACGAAGTCTATGCTCCAATGTTCATTGACCGTGCCGAAAGCGTGAATACATTCATTGCTTCCAACGCACAAATGATATTCTTGCAGGTTACAACAGACAGTCAACTAACAATAAAATAAATAGTTAAATCTTTAATTATTAGAATTATGAACGAAAGACAAATCGCACCGGTTACACATCAAAGTAACGTTCCTGCCGGCATCAACTTCTTTGACCCGACAACCATTGAAACGCTCAACCGTTTCTCCACCATGTTTGCCAATTCCAGTCTTGTACCCGAAAGTTACCGCATTGGCGGTGTTGTTGGCGGTAAGACCGGAGAAGGACCTAAAAAAACGGTCTCTGAAGCCGAAGCAGTAGCCAACTGCGTAATCGCATTCGATGTGGCCACACGCATTGGAGCATCCCCTCTTATGGTAATGCAGAACTTGTACATTGTATATGGTCGCCCATCTTGGTCGTCCAAGTTCCTAATTGCCACTATTAATACTTGTGGACGCTTTGAACCACTGAAGTTTGAATTGACATCAAATGGAGTTTGCAATAACGGTGTGGCAAATGTCAAGTGTGTGGCATGGACTACTCCTAAAGGTGTTACGCATGATGAGAACGGAAAACCGGTTACATCAAAATCACCACTTGCCTTACGTGGTACAGCCGTTACCATACAAATGGCGATTGATGAGGGTTGGTATAGCAAAAACGGCAGCAAGTGGCGTACTATGCCCGAACAGATGTTACGTTACCGTGCCGCCTCGTTCTGGTGCTCTACATACTCACCGGAACTGTCAATGGGTATGCGTACCGTTGAAGAAAATGTAGAGGACGCCGATTATGTCGATGTTACAGAACAGGTTGCGAAAGAAATTTCCACGCAAGCCAACAAAGGCACTATCAGTTTTGATGATGCAGTAGCTCCGGTTTCCAATGAAGTTCCGGCAGGTGTTGACCCTGAAACAGGAGAAATTAAAGAGACCCAAGGTGAAACAAGTACCGAAAACCAAGCCTCAACCGAGGATGATGGACCGGGCTATTAATCCTATTTGAAATGAAACTTCATGTGTTAGGTTCTTCATCATCAGGCAACTGTTACCTCTTCCAGTCTGAAAAGACTGGTGAGGTACTTGCAGTGGAAGCCGGAGTTAAGTTCAACAAAGTAAAAAAGGTTCTTGACTTCAATCTAAACAGCATTGTTGGTTGTATCGTCAGCCATGAGCATGGCGACCATGCCAAATGTGTGGGCGATTTTATAAACGCCTGCATACCTTGCTATATGAGTCAAGGCACAAAACATGCGCTTGGTTTCTCTTCCAGCTATTGGGCAAAAGGGCTGTTGCCATTCGAACAAGTTGTGATAAATGGATTTAGAGTGATACCGTTCCCAGTACAACATGATGCTGCGGAACCTTACGGATACCTCATCCGTCATGAAGAGTGCGGAACAGTGCTGTTTGCCACAGACACCTATTTCCTAAAATACAAATTTCCCGGTCTTAACAATGTAATGTTGGAGTGCAATTATAGCAAGGAAATTCTTGATGCAAATTTCACTGCCGGGCGCATTGACAAGAAACGCTACGAACGCACCATTAAGTCGCACATGTCCTATGATAACTGTCTCCTCACATTGCAAGCCAATGACCTTTCACAAGTTTGTAAAATCGTGCTTCTGCATCTTTCAGACAACAATAGTAACATCTTAAAGTTTGTTGATGGAATCGGAAGACTATATCCGGAGATAGAAGTAACAGCCGCTACATCTGGTCTTTCATTAACATTAAATAGTCACCCATATTAAAAATACAATTATGAGAAAAGCAGATATAGCCAATTACCTTATAAGCAATACAAGTCTCAGTCGTTCACAAGCTATCAAAGCTATCGACTGTGCTCTTGATGCTATTGAGAAAGCACTTTGTAAAGGTGAAAGTGTCTATATACGTGGTTTTGGCACTATCAAGACTTATATCACAAAAGAAAGGAAAGCCCGTAATATCTACAAGAGAACAACGGTAATCATTCCGGCAAGACGAACAGTAAAACTTGTAGTCAGTAAACAACTCAAAGAAAAAATGAACTCATGATGCACACGTGGTTTGAATGTAAAATCCGTTATGAAAAGACAATGGATAACGGAATGAACAAGAAAGTAACGGAACCCTATCTGGTTGACGCGCTCAGCTTCACGGAAGCGGAAGCACGCATCATTGAAGAAATGACACCCTTTATTTCCGGTGAGTTTACAGTTTCCGACATTAAACGTGCCAACTATAGCGAGCTCTTTCCCTGTGAGGAAGACAGTGCCGACCGCTGGTTCAAATGTAAACTGGTTTTCATCACATTAGATGAAAAAAGTGGAGCAGAAAAAAAGACAGCTACCAACGTACTGGTACAAGCAGCCGATTTGCGTGATGCAGTAAATAAACTGGATGAGGGTATGAAAGGCACAATGGCCGACTACCAAATTGCATCGGTAGCGGAAACTGCCATTATGGATGTTTATCCATATGCCGTAGATAAGTCCATTACGGATACCATCAGTGAAAATGCCAATTCGCCTGTTGTACGAAATTTCATACAATCTCTCCCCGAAGGTTGCAGGACAACGATAACCGTTGGTGGGAAAAAAGTTGTAGTAGACAAGACCGGAAAAGACACTATTGTTACACCTGAAAAGCAAAGCGACAATGACACTTGAGGAAATGCTTCAAATGGAAAGGAAACGAAAAAAGAAGCAAAAATATGACGATGAGGAACATCGCATACAATGCTCTTGCGTAAAGTGGTTCAATTTGAAGTACCCTAAGTTGAAAGGTCGGTTGTTTGCAGTGCCAAACGGAGGAAGACGTGATACTGTTACAGGTGGCAAATTGAAAGCTGAGGGCGTAACAGCCGGTGTATCCGATTTGATTCTGTTGAAAAGCAATCGTGATTATGGTGCGCTGCTCATTGAAATGAAAAAGAAAGGCGGCTATCAATCTCCATCACAAAAAGAATGGCAAAAGATAATATGTGAAAACGGAGAATACAAATATGTTCTGTGCTTTTCGCTGGATGATTTCATTCGTGAAGTGGATGATTATTTGAGAAATGAATTTTAAAAAAGTCAGATATGGCACGAACTTTTAAAAAAGGTCTTGACTATTTCCCTCTGGATATAGATATATTTAACGACCTTAAAATAAGAAAACTAATCAAGTATCAAGGTGGAAAAGCTATAACGGTATATGCTCTGCTGCTCTGCAATATCTACAAGAGTGGGTATTATATGAAGTGGGATAAAGAGTTGCCTTTCATTTGCTCGGAGCTTACGGGATTTGAGGAGGCATATATATCAGAAGTAATCAAAACCTGCCTGACACTGGGGTTGTTTTCAAAAGAATTGTTTGACGCTGAAAAAGTATTGACTTCTAAAGGTATTCAGGAAAGGTATAGTCGTATATGCGTACAGTGCCGTCGTGTTTGCTATATTGGGGATTATAACCTAATCGAGAAAAGAAATCCCAAACAAACTGAAAAACTGCCACGAAAGAATGACAATCCACAAACGATACAAGGTAGTACAACAGTGCAAGACGAACTGCAATACGAGCCTTACTCCATGACTATCGATGAAGAAATTGCCGAACTGAAAAAAGACGAGTGTTGGCTTGACCAATTACAAGTGCTTCATGCAACGAATATTTCCTCTTTGCGCAGCAGTCTTGACGATTTCCGGGTACAATGCCTGGCAGACGGGAAAGACCGGCATTCTTCCTTACAGGATGCCAAACAACACTTCAACGCATGGTTGAGAATTGTAAATGATAAAAATAAAAGAAAAGATGATAAAGTTAGACCCGAAAGCAGAAATCAACGCAGAGGTAATCTTCTCAAATCTGATGAAGAGAAAACATATGGTAACTCGTTTTAGATTGCCATATACCGCCAAGCAAGTTTACGCTATGCTATATGAAGCGTGCCGGGTGGAAGTTGCTCATAGGCATAGGGAATTTAATGCCACCGAACAATACAAAAATCACCTTTGGGACATTTCCAATTGGATTACATCGGAAGCCTCCACTTTCGGATTGTTTCTATGCGGCGGTGCCGGTAATGGAAAAACCACCATTCTACGTGCGTTGCAAAACCTTATAAACTACTTGCGCTCAGATGAAGGGTATAGCAGTAATGTGAATACATATCCAGTACGCGGATACATGATAGTACCGGCAAAGGAACTCGTTTTGTTGGCAAAAGCATACAACAACCCTACACGTGACAATATATCTGATGTGGCACGGTACAAAAGGTTGCGTGAAGTTGAAATACTCGCAATAGACGACCTCGGTTCAGAGCCGAAAGAAAGCATTCATTATGGCGATTACGTAACAGCAGCAATGGATATACTGTCTTTCCGGTATGAAGAGCAATTCTGCACGCTGGTTTCATCCAATCTTACGGCAAAAGGGATTTCAGAATATTACGACGAACGAATTGCAGACCGTTTCCGTGAAATGATGCTAATCATCAATTTCGGCAATGAGCAGTCATTCAGAAAACAGTAAACTAATTAAAAACATTATGACGATGAATACAGATTATAGTTATTGTTCGGGCGTTACCTGCTCAATCCGCAAGAGTTGTAAACGCTATTTGCCCGATCCACCCGATACACGTTTGCAATGGGTATGGCCAGCATACAATCCGGGAACAGACAAATGCAAGTACTATGAACCAACTAAAGTAGCAAAAACAAAAAATTCGTAATCATGGAAAAGAATAAGTTTACCCATGGTAGTTTGTTCAGCGGCATCGGTGGTCCGGAAATAGCTGCCGAGGAAATGGGCTGGAAAAATATGTTCCATTGTGAAATAAACCCGTTCGGGAGAAAAATACTTGATTATTGGTTCCCAAACAGCAAAAGTTATGAAGACATCACGAAAACAAATTTTACAGAGTGGCGTGGAAAAATCAATGTCCTCACCGGAGGTTTTCCCTGCCAGCCTTTTTCTTGCGCCGGACAGCGAAAGGGAGCGGAAGATGACCGCTACCTCTGGCCGGAAATGCTACGAGCGATACGGGAGATTCAGCCCGATTGGGTTGTTGGTGAAAACGTTGCTGGAATCCTCTCAATGGTACAACCCGGCAGTGAAACTGCGTTGGGACGTGAAGAATCTCTGTTCGGAGAGGTTGACCGAGAAAGAATATTGCATCGGCAGGAATACGTCGTCGAAACAGTGTGTAACGACCTTGAACGTGAAGGATATTCCGTCCAACCGGTTGTTATTCCGGCTTGTGCCGTCGGAGCGCCGCACAGAAGAGACCGTGTCTTCTTTATTGCCCACCGTGCAGACGCAGGGTATGAAGGTATGCAACGAACAGGGGAAGACAGTATTCATGCCATTGGAGATGCTTCCGACACCGACAGCCATAGATGGAGGGACAGGAAGAATCAACAAGTCACTATCGCCGAACGCAAAGGAACGACCGACATTGGCACTTTCCGCGAAGATGGGGCTTCTTCCCACTCCGAGGGCGAGCGATGCAACAACCGGAGCGATAATTGGAAAGAACGACCAATTTGTTACGACCAGAAACGGGACTCCGAGGAAAATCAATCAGAACGGACAGAACGGAAGCGTAGGACTTGCGAGAATGGTTCGGCTGCTTCCTACTCCCAATGCTCGGGAAGCGGACAAATACAGCAAGAAATACAATCCGAACAGCCAAATGGGCACAGCTTTGACAGCAATGGCAGTAAACGGAATGTTGCCTACTCCGACAGCGAGCTGTTACAATACAGGAACTCCGGCAGACAGGAAGGACGGAAAAACGAGAAAAAGCCAATTGAACCACCTTATTGCCCGGAAGACTGGTCACGCTTCCCAACTCAATCCCCTGTTTGTAGCCGAGATGATGGGATTTCCACCAGATTGGACGGTATTGCCTTTTCAAAGTGGCGGCAGGAATCGATAAAGGCATATGGCAATGCGATTGTTCCACAAGTAATGTATGAGATATTCCAAGCTATTCAAGAAACTTATAATCAATAATAACCATGGACAATTCAATTTATAAAAAATGCACAGAGTGCGGGCAAACAAAGCATATTTCAGAGTTCAGCAAATCATATCCTAACAGGTGTAAAACTTGTGTAGCAGAACACACGAGACAAATGAGAGCTGCTGAAAAACTTAAAGCTAAAGTAAAGGCTACCGGCGAGGTCATAGATGTTGAACCTTCAGGTACTATGCTGGTTTCATGCGGTTCATTCATAACAAAAGACGGTAGAAAAATACCCGGAACAGCACTTGAATTTGAAAAAACCATAGACTGGGAACAACGCAGATACGAAATTGCGAAAGAGCTAATGAAAGGATTTTCAGCCAATTCACATAATCAGTGTGTGGATGCAAGTAGCGAAACGTTAGCCCAGTGGAGCATTAGCGGTGCTGATGCTCTTATTGCAGAATTGAAGAAAGGAGGTAAAGGATGAAACGAGAAGATATTGAAAAAGCGGCAGAAGAATGTAGACTCACAACTGCACAGTCAATGGGTGTATATGGACAATACCATTCAATAGACGAGTGTCCCGAGCATGGACTTTCATGCGATGAATTAGTAGAGGGTTCATTCATAAAAGGTGCAGAATGGCGCATTAATAGCGTGTGGCATGATGCAAGCGAGGTGCCAGAGGAGCACAGGTTTTGCCTCTATATCCTTAAAGACGGCACCTATGGATGCGGATATTATCACAAAGAAGATAATAGCATTTGGTATTCACGATTTACGAATATTGTCAAATGGGCTTATTTTCAAGATATAACGCCTAATATGGAGGATTAATTTATGAAACCTATATTAAATACTGAAGACATTAGGAAATTAAAGACTGATGAACGCTTAATTGAATGTTCTTGCGGCAAAGTGAATTATTATAGATTCTTATGTTTCCACCCACGAAACACGAATTATGTAATTCTATTGAATCATTGCGAAGAGCCTGAAAGGTTTTTTGTTCAAAACCTTATAGACCGGTTCTATACAAATTATACAAGTCGTGATATAATCACTTATCGTAGAGATTACGCCATTAAGAAACTCAAAGAGTTTGAACAAGCGTTGTCTGAATTAGGAGATAAAGATGAGTTATGAGATATGCACTTAGAAATCAAGATAAAATTGCTGCTGCATATAGTTCCGAATACTTGAAAGAGCATATAATCGGAAGCCTTGACAGTTATTTCAATGTACCAAGAAGTCAAGAAGAGGTTGAGGATTTTATTTATAGCTCGTGTGTTTGTTATAGCACAAATCAGGGTAACTACCCAATCATGCAAATTAATGACATTGCAGATGATAATGCCATGTTGGAATTTGCATGGATAGGAACTCAATATGATGTGATTAAACTTGCTTTTTTAGGCAGAATGAAAGGATAAACCAATGAAAAATGTAACGAAACTCGCTAAAAAGTCCGCAGGGCTTAGCCAAAAATGTTCGATTTGCCCACTTATGCAAAGATGCACTTTAGAAATCCATAGAGCTTGTTTTGACAGCTTTGTAGAGGGTTTCAAGAAAGGGGCCAGAGCTGCGGAAAAAGAAATGAATAAAAATTCAAAATAAGAACAGATATGAGAAAATTTAAAGTAGGAGATAAAATACATTTTGTCGGTGAACGAAACGCATACACCATTCGCGCTTGTGATTCCCGCTATCTAATATGTACTAAGCCTTTCAATCCCCAAAGAACGGTACTTTACACTATTGTTGATTTACAGGAAAAAATAAGAGGTACAGAGAATTTAGTGTTCGGTATGGGGTTTGAAACCGATGAGGAGTGCCAAGAAGCATTGCAACGTTTACAATCTGGGAAAACAGAAATAAGTTACAGAAATAGAGTTGAGCTTTTGTTCAAATAAAGTAAGAAATGAACGGTGAAACAAAAATCATATTAGATGCCTGTTGCGGTAGCCGAATGTGTTGGTTTGATAAAGAAAACCCTTTGGCTTTGTTTGCTGACATTAGGGACGAAGAATACATTCTTTGTGATGGCCGAAATCTGAAAGTCCACCCAGACATCGTATCGGACTTTACCGATATGCCGTTTTTGGATAAATCCTTTAAACTGGTAGTGTTTGATCCACCCCATTTGCTAAAGGTTGGTAAAGATAGTTGGTTAGCCAAGAAGTATGGTAAACTTCCTGAAGATTGGCCAAGATTGATAAAGAAGGGCGTAGATGAATGCTTTCGTGTGCTGGAAGACTACGGAGTTTTGATTTTCAAATGGAATGAAGACCAAATAACAGTCAAAGAAGTGTTGAAAGCTATCGAACGGCAACCTCTGTTTGGGCATACCACCGGAAGACATGGAAAGACCATGTGGATGTGCTTTATGAAATTACCAATTAACGAATAACGGATTATAAAATTTGAAAATATAAGTATGAAAAAGGTAATTGGGAAAATATATATCTATAAGGTACTGCCACCTTATAAGAATTGGTACAGTATCAAGACTGATGATGGGCTAAATCGTAGTAATGTCGTAATTGTTGGGAAAAAGCAATTATTGAAAGTAGCTTTAGCATTGATTGTTATGGCTCTGTTTAACAAAAATACTACTATAAATAAATTCAAAACAAATTAGGAAAGATATGAAAAAAAGATTAGCAAAAAAGATTCTTTATGTCACTTCCGTATTTGGAAATTGGGATAGTAATTATCAACCGTATTCAATTCCACAACAGCAGAAAGCATTGAAAGTTTTGAAAATTCCAATGGATATCAGAGATACGATCTTAGAATACGGAGTATTTGGCAAAATCCCTGTTGAATACAGAAAGTATAATCCGGTGGAGATTTTCCAAATTATGCTTAGTAAAAACATGAATCCCGGATCTGTAAAAGAGTTCCGCAGGTGTATGAAGCAGATTCTAAACAAATAATTCAAATCGGAACAAATATGAATAAAAAAGAAATCATACGAACCATCAAATCCTTTAAGAAGATTCTGAAAAAAGGCATTCCTCAGACAGAGCGTGGAATCAGTTACTGGGACATTCATGAGAAACGATACACCGTCTACGAAATAGCCGCACGCTTTTTACGGATGAAAGGCTATAACGTGCGAATTGAGATAGGTGATAATACAGAGAATCCCTCTTATTGTTTCGGATACATACGGTTCTATAGGTATGTGGCAATCAGTTTTAACTAATAACAAAAATAAGAGCAATGGAATTTAAATCGCAAATATGTACTACCCGTGAGCAGTCAGAAAGATTACTCGCTTTGGGACTGAAACCGGAAACGGCGGATATGGTGTATCATTACACAAAGAGTAAAGTACCTGCATTGGAATGGGAGTTGCAAACTAAGCCGCCAACATCAAGAGGTAAGTTTTGGACGCCGGAAAGAATAGCCAAGCTCAAAAGCCCATTCCACAAACACCAAGACGGCACACCAATGACCGGTGAAGAGGTGTTTGATAGATTGTGGGGCAAGGATGTTCCAGCATGGAGCTTGTGTAGGCTGTTGGAATTACTTCCTACCGAAATCAGAATAGAATCCAGTGAGAATGTTTTTGGTTTGCATCACGAAACAAGCGATGCTTGGTTACTCTCTTATCCCTATGTGAAATCCTTTGAAACCGCATCACCTGTCGAATCTTGTGTATTGGCTATTGATTGGCTGATTGCCAACGGACACTTTAATAAAGAATACTACAATTAATAAAATAATCATGAGCATTGCAGAAGATATTATAGACGGTTGGTGTTGCCAACTTTGTGGTGTGTACTTTGAAGAAGAACACGGTTACCCTGTTGTTTGCGAAAGCTGCTACAACGAACTATCAGAAGAAGAAAAGAAAGATTATCAATTAGCAACCCATAAAGAATTTTAATGTATTTATCATATGGATGCAAAAACATTCTTTATCAAGGTAGTTCTGATGCGCAAAGCACAGAAAGACTATTTCAAGTGTCGCACCCAACAAAACTTGCGGAAATGCAAGGCACTTGAAACGGAAATTGACGGAGAAATTGAACGTGTAAATAGTATTACCGGAGTTTCTTCCGTTTCCAAAGAACCCCGACAGACAAATTTATTCACTGATTAAATCATACAATATGAACTCAACTGTATTAAAAGAAATCATGGCATTCCTTTTCGGACGCAAATATTATGCCAACATTGTAGCAACAAAAGGAACAACAAAGCAAGAAATCTGTTCTTACATTTTTGCAACAAAAGAAGCCGCCAACCGGCATCGACTGGAAATCGAAACAACTCTGTCATTCCGGTTTGTCGAAACAGTTTCTTTCCGTTCACGCCGGATATATTTCGATTCGTCTGTAAAAAGTTAAACCATAATAATCTGTGAATCATTCTATTTTCGTATTATGATTATCAAAAAACTAAAAACATGGTGGCAGTCACGTAACTACTATGTGATTGCCGATGGTAACGACAATTCAATCACGCTATCCAAACGCTTGTTTCTCCATATCAAAGGTAAGGCGAAAAAGGGCGATGCAACCCAAGTGTTTGTTTTCAGAATTGCCGGACAAGATTCTTTCGGTTTCACCGTCAATCCAAATATCGGACAACCGACTCAACTATGCGATATTCAATATAATGACAAGTATAAGTGCATAGGCTTTGAAAGTCTGTGCCCGTCGGTCGGTCTTATGCTTTATGAGCATGGGTTACCCGGTGATAGTATAGTCAAACTGTCTGTGTCTATACATCATACAAGCAAAGGTCTCATCTATTATCAAATTGAAAAGCCCAATGGAAAGTATATTAGGAAATACAAGAAAGGCTGATATAGTATTCTATTCTTCGGGAAGAATAGACATTACATCTCATATAGCCAAGCAACTTCATCTCTCGCGAGGTGATGTCCTGGATATTATGAGTGAGAACGGAGAATTATATCTTTATGTCAGATACCGCTCACCAACCGGCGGTCGGCATGAAGCATGTGTGTTTCCATCCAATAGGCAAGGGAAACATTTCAGAGCCTCATCTAAAAGGCTGTGCTCCGCCATACTTGATGTGTCGGGTGTAACAGACAAGGCGAGATTATGCGTTGGAGAGCCTAAGGAAAGCCAATATCATGGCACATTGCTACCAATCATTACCAAACTCCTTTTGTAAGAAAGATATGATTAAAGAAATAAAATACAACGGGTATTCTGCCAACCCATCGGACTATGAGTGCGCCGATGGGGACTTGGCAACATCGATAGGTGTTATTCCTGAAAACGGTGCACTTAAACCCATATTGCCGCCATCCGAAGTATTACAATTCAAAGATGGTGATTCGGTTATGTATATTCATAAATCGGCTAACTTCAAGCACTATATCATCTTTAACAACAATTCTATCAGTTGGTGGAATGGTTCTGACGCACATCAGCCTGTTTTTCTTCGTTCATTTAATGAGGTATATCAGGTAACAGCTATTGGCAATACGCTTCTCATCTTGTCAACTGACGGTATGCATTATTTTCTCTGGAAAGGAAATAATGACGGATATTTATATCTTGGTACAAAAATACCTGAATGCCCACTTTCATTTGGGTTGCAGGGTGAAATGGTTCGGACAGATGAATTTTCAATATCATTTGATGCTATTAGTGAAGGCAGCATTTGGAATGAATTCTCTGATAACAATAAAACGCGAATTACAGACCAAGTACTTGCCCATATCAATAAATTTATTGCTGAAAGGTCTACAAATAAGGGCAAATTCATTTTTCCTTTCTTTGTAAGATACGCCTATCGGCTATACGATGGAACATTGACAATGCACTCGGCTCCGATTCTGATGATTGCTTCATCAGACCTTGCACCGCAAGTTTTTTGGACACACCTGACGGGAAAGGGAAAGTATACAGATGCGCAACTTCGAATATGTGGGATGATACACGACCTTGATTGTGCCGTTGTTCTTCAGTCTCGCCTTGATATGCTTAAAAATTGGAAAGATATAGTTCGATCTGTTGATGTGTTTGTTTCAAAACCTATTTATACTTATGACCAAAACGGAAAATGTACAAGATTTGCACAATCGGAAAACTATAATTCTTATTGTGTATGCAAACATATAAATCAAGCAGCTTCTACCTCCAAATTTCCAATTCGTTATCAACATCATACATTCAATAAACTATATGCCTTTACATTTGACCCCAACGGACTGACTTATCCAAGTGGACGTTTGATGATTCCTCGTAGAAGTATTGATGATGTAAAAGAGGATATTCGTTCAACATCGCAATTCTACCTGCTTGAAAGTCTCCGTATTGAACAACTTTCCACTACACGTACAAAACTGGTAATCGAAGAAGATTATCTACAGTCATTGGTAACACGAGAAGTTATGACAGATGATTATGACAGTCATGATAAATTGCTTCCACATTATTCGTTTGTTTATAATTCAAGACTTAACATCGCAAACATTCAAAAAGAATTGTATAACTTGTATAACACAGGAGCGATGATTACATATACCAACGGATATGTTGCTAATTTTGATGGAATGTCCCCTACTTATTTTGATGGAACAATGCCTGTTTCTGTATACTTCTATATCAAGCAGGATGGTCGGGACATAGTGGTCAATGGAGAATCTTATCAAGCGTCAATATTGGATCCGCCATTGCTGTTTTTGTTCTACCCTAATATAAACGCATACAAAGCAGTTATTGTGACGCATTATGGATTACCACAATATTATGAAGTGCCACTTGAACAGCACAAATTCCTTAACGGAGCTTTTTATTTTGCCGGTTGGGAAAATCCTCCGACAGGACTTAGTGATTATCCTACAGCAAGTCCCCGTGAACAGCGAATAATTGATTTACCGAACAAAATATACACATCGGAAATCAATAATCCATTTCACTTTCCGGTTCTCGGTATCAATACAATAGGTACTGGCACTATTCTTGGTATATCTTCGGCTGTAAAAGCTTTGTCAGAGGGACAGTTCGGTCAGTTTCCACTTTATGCTTTTACATCAGAAGGTGTATGGGCCTTAGAAGTATCAAATACGGGATCATACTCAGCACGGCAACCTGTAACACGGGAGGTTTGTATAAATACGAACAGTATCACACAAATTGATAATGCAGTGCTGTTTGCCACCAATAGAGGTATTATGCTGATAAGTGGTTCTACTGCGCAGTGCATATCAGAAAGTTTAAATGCGGAAGATTTGTTTTCTATTTCTGATTTGCCAAGATCGGATAAACTTCTATCAGTTTATAATGGAAAAGCAAGCGAAAATGAACGAACGGCTCTTGACGATATTGCTATGATTCCGTTTTTTGATTTTCTTGCCGCTTGCCGGATGATATATGATTATACCAATCAGCATATCATTGTGTATAACCCGGCTGTACGCTATGCTTATGTGTTTTCGTTGAAGTCAAAGCTTTGGGGAATGATGCTGTCAGACATAGTGAACAATGTCAATTCGTATCCGGAAGCATTAGCAATGGCTGACGGAAACAGACTTGTGGATTTTTCCACATCATCTGCTGAAAACATAACGGCATTAGTGGTTACCCGCCCTTTCAAAATGGATGAGCCAGATGTGTTCAAGACGATAGATACCATCATTCAACGTGGATATTTTAAGTCGGGACATGTAGTACAAGTACTGTACGGTTCGAATGATTTGTTTAATTGGCATACTGTATGGAGCAGTACAGACAAATATATGCGTGGTTTCAGAGGAACACCGTACAAAGCATTTAGAATTGCACTCATTTGTACACTTGACAAATCCGAAAGCCTGTTGGGATTTAGTGTCCAGTTCAATCCCCGTATGCTCAACAGACTACGATAAATGAAACATATAGGTCAGTTATTTTTAAGGTTATCAGATTGTTTATAAGGAGAAAGAGCCGGTATGCGTGATGCACCCCGGCTCTTGTCTATTCTTAAAACGGTTTTAGTTTTCGTCTTATCTTGCCTTTTCGTGAAACAAGGGAAGTCTGTATCTTGATTCGGATATTTCGGGCTTTATCTTCCCAGTTGGCTTGGCTGCCTGGATTTGTTATGCTCATCCAGTCGGCAAGGACCTTGCAGACCATATATTCGTGTATCAGATGTTTTAGCAATTTCACGGTAGACAATGAAAAATTCACAGGCAAAACAAGGGTTATGAGGTATTCTTCCGGCACGGTCATAACATTATCAAGGGGTTCCTGCTTATCGGAAATTTTTTCTTTCGTATAAGGAAACAACATTTCCACGCATTCAGAATGCACGAGGTTAAGTATTCTCGTAACTCTGTCCACATTACCGTCCTGACCGATGTCAAATACTTGATGTCTGGCGTGTTCATCTTCCGCTTGCATAATGTCGCCCTCTACAAAAGAATAATTCTCCGCATCGTAAAGCAGTTCTTCCCTTTTAAATACAAGTGTTACCGCTTTTGTTTTAGACTGGCTGTTTTGACAATATACCATAGGCTTGAACATCAATTAATCATAAGTCGGTCTTTCCGGACGGCTGCGTTTGTAGAGTGCACGCTTCACGTTTTCAAGACTCACCTCGGAGTGTTGTATATACGCATTGGCATCTTCCGGACTGGTTATGGCAAACCACTCTCCAAGTGCCATATCTACAAGATATGAATGTATGCCATTTCCCAGTGCGTCTGCCGAAGCGTTGTTATAGTTAGACGGAAGTAAAAACTCCAATGAAAGTTTACCGTTATTATCTATCTCTTCATTCATCAGGTTATCGCTTGTTGTATTATCCTCATTGAGATACTCTCCAAGCAGACTTTTTAAAGAGGAAAAGGCATTGGCCAACGAACGACGTATCTGATAGCTGTTTTCATCGTCATCACTTGCTTGCATATTGGATGCGACTTGATAGCTCTTGCCGGCCGCTTCTCGTGCCTGTCCCGTCAAATACGCTTTGTTCTGAATATCATAGACAAGTTCTTTGACCTGTTGTGTCACGGTTAATGTTTTCTTATTTTCTGCCATAATATTTTGAATTAATGATTATTCGTATGTCGGGCGCATGGGCTTTCTTTTGAAAAATGCCTTACGCATTATATCCTCCATATAGGTAGCAGCTTCCGTTGCATATCCGGCAGCTTCTTCCTTATTGGTAAACGTGTACCACTTTGCAGTGACATTCATCACGAAGAATGAAAACAAGCTACGCTGCATACTTTCTTTTAGAGCTTCATCGAATGAATTCGACAGCCCCAACGAAAGCCTGTATTCACTGTCAGCTTCCGTTTCGTCAAGAAGCATTTTCTTTAAACTGTTGCATATGGTATTCTTACTCTCGCACCAAAAACGTTCAAGCATGCTTTTATCCTCATCCGTCGTAAATATACGATCGTAGGCAAGCTCATCATCCATTTTCGCACCGGTGTACGATGTGGTCTTTGCTACCTCTTCATATACTTTTTCCTTATTGACCGTTAATATAATATCTATCATAATCAGAAATCAAACAAATTGTACGATAAACCTACACTAAGACATGGAGAAAATTGCGGCGTTTCTCTCAATGTTATTCCATATCCTACCTGCAGACTGATACTGAACTTTTTCTTCTTGGGTTTGGGATAATTACCTGTTACGGTCATTATATCACGCCCGGCAAAAAGTATCAGGCTGTCAAGTTGTGGATGAAAGCCACTTACATAAGCCCGATATGTGTCTGTTTCATACATCTTCTGCGTAATGGGGATTTCAACCGCAACACTGTCTTTGTCTTTATTTGGAGGTTTAGTCGTATCTGCTATGTCCGGAGACTGTTTCGTACTATCCGGTATTGTAGTAGGAAGAACCTGCGTGATGTATTTAATAACGGTACTATCCTTAGGCACAGGCTTGTAATAAGGTATGGTATCGAAAACAGTTATTCTTGTAGTATCATTTATAGGTAACTTTTTATTCGATATGCAAAAACGTACATTTAAAAACAGTGATGTGAAAAATAATACCACAAACAATATTGCTACAATATCTTTAAACCATTTTACCATACTTCTGAATATATCTGGTTATTGCCTCTACATGGGTTTTGACAATAGCTTGTCTGCCTTCTTCGGAACAAAGGTACAGGACATCATCCCTGTTATCCTGAAAAAAGTTTTCCGTAAGTACAGCCGGACATTTTGTCTTGCTCAAAATATAGAAGTTTTCTTCCCAGTCAGGATCGTCGTCAGAATTATCTTTGCGTATTCTTTGACTGATAAAGTTTTTTTCAGCTTCTTCATACAAGAAAGTTGCCAGTTTATCAGCCTTTGTCTTGCCTTTCGATGTATAAGCGCTCCATCCTCTTGCGTTCATCCATTCTGCACCGTTTCCGGCAGCATTGCAGTGGATAGAAACAAGAACCACATTGGCCGTTCCATATCGTCCGCAAACTTCGTTTACACGCCTTGCACGTTCTGATAGTGGAACATCTACTGTTTCCCGAACAATGCGTTCGGCATCATAACCTCTTGCGGAAAGTTCATGTGCTATTCTATCTGCAATTTCACGTGCATAAGCATATTCACGCAACGAACCGTCAGGGCTACGTTTTCCGGGAGTGTTTTCACCATGCCCGTTATCTATAAGAATTTTCATGAGTATATAATTTAACTGATTTATTGTATATAATTTCGTTTAAATATTGTATTCTTCCAGATTATGAATTCAACCGATAATAAAAATCCGTCTTTATGTTATCATACGCTAATTTTACATTAGTATAGGCTCTTGCGTTGTTCGCTCCATCCTCGTGGTAAATCTCATTCTCCACTACCTTTGCAACATCTTCAATCCAATCGCTGTTGCAGAAGTCAGAAAGAGGTCTGCCGTGATAAGTAAATGGGTCAAACCGGCTATTCCTATCATTATGTATCACTTGCAGGGATTTTCTTATCTTCAACGCTGTAGCTTCTTTGTCCGCAATGTGGTTTTCTTCACGCACGCGCTTAATAAGTCGGCAAACCTGTTCCACACTCAAATCAAAGGCAAAACCCGAAAGGTTGCGTATGCGTAGTTGTGTTTCAGTTCTCAATCCTTCCGATATGTCTTGCAACATATCATTCTGTGCGTTTGTCGTTTTCGCCAGTTCTTGCAGACTTGCTTTGTTGTCTTTCATCATTTGGTTGATTATTGACTTGAACCATTTGAAAATAGCAATCATCATTGCAGCCGAAAGAATCAGAAAGAATGCGGCCGTTACAGCCATCATTCCATGGTCGCTGATTCCTCTTGCGACTTCCATAGCCTGTTGTGCTTCATTCATAACCAGTGACAGATTAACCATCCGAGAATTGCTCCGGCTACTGTAAGACCAAAGTCAATCCAATCCCATCTACCGCCATACGCCTTGTCTTTATATTCCAAAGCGCCTGCTGTCAAAACTCCGGCATACATTGCGGTAAACCAACCAAATGCAAAAATGCCGATAATCAGTCCTCCTACGAGGTGTTTCCACCTGTTACTCATTCCGAGCCATTCAATCAACTTTTTCATCGTTATTACTTTTTAAATTAAATACCGTCCAATCCACTTCATCCTTTTCTTTCCACCCTTCCTGAACAGTCTTTATCACATAGGCGCACGCTGCTTGGGAGAACGCAATAAAATCATCTGCATTCTCGAAAGTATGATAGATGGGCGTACCATCTTCCTGTTCATTGATTTTTAGAATAAGCGGATAAGGAATCTTTTCACTACGTTCTATAGCGGAAAAGTTTAATTGGTTTTCGGGTGAAAGATATACCGCTTTCCCGTTCCAGACAAAGCCGTTTATAATCTTTTCCTCCGTAGCCGTGTTTATAGCGGACACAACAAGTTCCTTGACTTCGGAAAGTGTGGGTTTATGGTCGAATGTATGCCGGTACTCCCAGCCATTCTCACTATTCTCATCATCTTTCCCGAAGCCATAAAACAGTATCCACTTGGAGCGTCCTGTACGTACAAGACAATCCTGCCGCTTCTTTGTGCCGTAAATCTTTTCCATTGCATGAATTTTGATTTACGACAAAAGTAGCGGATACCGAGCGGATTAGTATGTTATCTTTTTCCCGTCAGGTAAAATTGTATTTTCGTTTGCCTCCGTCAAACATTTCACATTTGAGAACTGTTTCAAATGGAAAGCCGTCCTCAATATCGCTTATTTGGTCAAGAATGCCTTTCATCTCAACCGATGCAGTAAAGAACTTTCCCCATTCTTGAGTCCTGGGATTGCGGAACGATACCAGATAACGGTCTTCCCCTTCTTTGGTGTCTATTCCTGTTTCAAAATCATGTATCTCAATTGGAATATTTACGATGTCGCTCAAACGCATAACCTTGCCGGGAAAGCGTTTTTTTCCATCTGCTGGAGTGTACGTAACACCCATTTCGGAAAATTTCTTCATGTTGTTCTTGGTAAGTATATAAAATAAATGTTTGCAATCTGCATGGCAGGCCATACCCTTGAATGAACCAATTATTTGCTGTCTCCGTTTCCGTGATTTAATCTTGGAAAGTTTTCGGGCTGCATTTACTTTTGTCCGTTTTCGTAGCAATGTATAGTCGCCGTAGTTGACAAAGCCAAGGGCATCCATACCGGAGGATATTGGAGCCACTTTTTCGCTTGGTTTTATTGTCAGCCCTATTTGAGCTGCTTCATAGTGTAGTTTGTCCCGCAATTTCCACAAATCACGTTTACTCTCACCGAGAATAAAGATGTCATCACAAAAACGGAAGTAATGTTTTGCACCATATTCATCAATCATCCGGTGATCAATATCATTATGGTAAAGGTTTCCAAAGAATTGTGAGGAACGCAGTCCTTTGCTTATGCCATGCTTCCCGTTGGGATATAGTGCTTTGACAAAATTTTCAAGAATAGGCAATAAGACAGGGTCTCCGACATACCGCCTGATTGTGGAGATTAATATATCATGGTCGATACTGTCATAATATCCTTTATAATCGCTTTGATAATAATAGTGTATATTGGGGTTCTCTGCCAATGTATCCTGCACCTGATGGAACAAACCATGCGGTCCACGTCCTTGTATGGATGCAGCCGTTGTTTCTATCAATAGGGGTGAAAGATGCTTTTCCAACGGCTCCATAATCGCATTGCTTCCAATACGCTCTATGACTGACGGGGCTTGCACAATTCTTACTTTCGGTCCGTCATCCACAGTAAACGACTTGAGGTTCTTTATACGGAATGTGCCGTTACCTATCTGTTCTTTCAGTGCATCAAGTATCTTATGCTTGTTTTTTACATAACGGACCATTCTTGGTGAACATTCAATGCCATCTATTTCAGCTATCTCTCTTTGCCGATTCCCGCTTCGGGTATCTGCACTTCTCAGATTTGCCATGACACGCTTGAATGACCTTTCCAAATTCTCATCGGATATAATCTCCGGTATGAGATTATATAACGGATAACAGACCGCAGGTGCAGCTACGGCCGGTTGGAATAAATCGTATATATCGCTGACCGCCTTCCGGTCTCGTGGGGAGTGGTCCAACCTCTCCCCACATGTGGTTAAAGATATGTTCCGGCTTTCCATTAATAAATATATATTATCATGCTGTTGCCGAGGCTCGAATCCCTCGGAGAATGGCGGTGGTAATCTCGTACCTGTGCAGGGTCTCCGATTAATTTAACCAACAGAATTTCAGACGCGCCCCGTAGTTCGTGTTCGAGTTCGATGAAGCGTTGTTCGCGTTCGCATAAGCGAGACCGCTGTTCGCATTCGAGTTGTTGCCGGACCGCAAAACACAACGGCGCGAGGGATTGTCCGCCTTTTATTTTTTTAAAGAGTTATGCTTCCTAAACCGGAAATACTCAAAGACGCCTTCATACCCATGGCCTTAAACACTCGCGCAATGGTGGAAAGGGTCAGATTACGTCCGCTTTCTATCTTGGATACTTGTGAACGCTGTACACCGATTTTTTGTGCCAATTCCTCTTGGGTCATGTTTTGGGATTTACGGGCTTTTTTTATGGCTTCCCCAATCAAAAATGATTGCAATTCAGCTTCATACTTATCTCTGTGCGGTGTACCGACCTCACCTATATGTTTATCCTTAACTTCATCAAGGGTATAAAATTTAATTGCTTCCATATACTTATTTTTTTGAGTTGAAATATAATATTCTGACGGCTTCCGCCTTGTTTATCTCTTTGCGTGGGGTCTTTTGTGTTTTCTTCACAAATCCATGCGTGGCAATGACCAACGTTTCCGCGTCGGTGTCCCAAAAAGCCAACAGACGATATTGAATACCTTTATACAGGGTGCGAAACTCCCAAATGTCAGTATCATCTAATTTCTTGAATAAATCTTTGTCCATATAACCATTGGCTACCTTATCTACATTATAGATAATTTTATCCTTAACGTCTTGGCGCAGAGTGTCAAGAAATGCATCGGCTTCACTCGACATTATTACTTTGAATCTCGTTTTTAATTCCATATCTTATATCATTCACAATGCAAATATAGTGAAAATGTTCTATATATGGAACGTTTTACAGACAAAAATACAACCATATAAAAATTAGTTTCAAAAATCGACTCGCTTACGCGAGAAAAAGAAAGAGGGAGCAGCCTACGGCTCTCCCTCCAACGCTTTTTTCGAAATCACGAGGTCCGCTCTATTCAATTATAACGAATTTTCCGCGGAAGGCCAGACGCGCCCCGTAGTACGTGTACGAGTACGATGAAGCGTTGTTCGCGTTCGCATAAGCGAGACCGCTGTTCGCAAGCGAGTTGTTGCCGGACCGCAAAACACAACGGCCTCTGCTGCCACTTATCCAAAACCCTGCTGCATAATGTGTTACATACATACTTGTATCTCCCTTGTGTACTCTGCTGGGCAATACATCGCACTTGGCACCATGTACTATGCGCACGACACAATTTCCATTGGAAGCGTCAACTGTTTTAACAGTCCGTTCGGTTTTGTTTACGGGGTCATAAATATGCGCTGTATAATCTATTGGATATGAACTGTCGTTCTCCGTGCATTTTGCCTTGTAGAACGCTTCATAGCTCGGCACATTAAAAGCGATATAGTCCATCCATTCTGAATCACAACCCACATAATGCTTCAATCCAAGTATGGAGTTGAGCGTATTGCCGGTATTATTGCTGTCAGCCATGCCAATGGAATCCAGTTTATTCAGAATGCTGTCATGTCCGCCATTGCCCACAACCGACTGTTCGTTGGCTGTTCCGCTCAAAGCCCACCATAGATTGCTAATCTCTTTATGCTGTTCGTAATCCTGCAACTGATAGCCGACTCCACGTAAGCGGCAGATGTTTTGGAAATCCTTTGCCGTGTAATTCAAACCGCCGATAGGCATCTCAATAGGATTACCCTCACTGTCGTATTTCCATTCGTTAGATGTAACGGACGTTCCGTTGCCTTTCTTGGAACGTATATCACCGGAAAGGCTGCGTGGCATCTTCAAACCGTCAACGGTAATAGGATATACACCGACCAGACTGTCGTTGTCGCCAACCGTGTGTTCGGTCCATTCGGGTTCTATGGCTTCAATACTGCTGCTGTCTACAACAAGGCACTCTATGTCGCCAATGTCACGGAAAGAAGTGAAATAAAACCATTTTGCACCGTTAGGTATGTCACAGAACACATAATCACCGATGTTGAAGTCAAAATAGGTATGGCTTACAGACATGATGAACGTACTGAGCACACGGTTGTTTTCATCAGTGAACACGCCTCCAAGCCGGGCATGGTTCAGACCGGGCCATCTTACCTGCTTCATTCCTCTCACATCCATCTTGTAGCTATTCGTATTGGATGCGGTGGTTATGACATCCTCGCCTATGACTTCACCGACAACGGCATCAATCGCATACACTCCGGTATTTTCCATATATAGCAATTCCGACAACAGGGATTTTCTGCTATGCAATGCAGTTGAGAGCGGTTCGGTCTCTGTTATAGAAGGGAAAAAATACTTTACTTGGTTCTTGTAGTCGTTCACTCCCTTGTACCAATGGTGCGGAGCATGCCAGAATATATCAAAGCCCTCTCCGGCGGTGTCCGTTATGTCAAAGCTGCTGCCGTTTTTCAGGTAGTTGAAATCCGTATCGCTTAACTGCACGCCTTCCATCTGGTTTTTCTTCGTGTTGAACGAGCATTTATAGGCATGGCATCCTTTCTTGATGGCAAGGGTATGCCCACTTGGAATATATGTGTTGCCATAATCCGCCCCCGTCTTGTTTTCGGGATTGCTATACTTCTCACACGAATCATTGTCTACCGTATCGCTAATTTTCACAATAGAGAACTGCGAATTATGAAGTTCAAGTTGGGGAAAATACCGGACAAGCTCTTCGATTTCGTTCTGCTCTATCAGTTCGACCAATATCCACCGTCCGGTTATTCCGCTACACTGTCCTTTTTCATCGTACGCATTACCATTCGCATCCAATCCTATAGCCCCACCGTTTTTTATGGAACGAAGCATTTCAACACTCGCCGTAGCATTTACGTTGGGAATACGGACGGTTTTCAATTCACTTGCATTGACCACCTGTTCCAACAGAGTCATCGTATCAATATACGGACATTCATTCACGAATATTTTTGTAACCTTACTGACACCACCAAGAGAAAGCCCGCCGGGATAAGTCAGATTAGGCAGATTGTTCAATACAAGTTCAGTGATAGTACCGGGCAGGGCAAGCGTACTTATCGGAGAAGTTTCAGCAAACGTTATTGCAGACAAAGAAGTATTATCGGCATGCACAGTCTCCATTCGTGGACACTTTGAGCAATTGACGGTTATAATTTCCGTGTTTCGAATATCCAATGTAGTGAGAAACGGCATGTCTCCTAAATCCAAATTGGTAAGAAATCCGGTGTTTCCGGGCGACATTTTCCATTCCTTATGATTTTCACTGCCGAGATACAGTTCCTGCAGCAACGACATTTTTGAAAGGGTATTCCCGAATTGAGGGTCAATGCTTACTTCACTCAAATCTATCATGCTCATGCGGTCTGCCTGATATATGTACAGCATGATGTTTTCCCCATGCTGGAAATCTGCGAATGTACCGCTTTCCCCTGCCTTCAGAAAGATTCCCTGTGTAATGTTTCCACTATCGTTACCGATACCGAAATACCCGCTCTTGGCCGCTTTGAATCTGATGACTGCACCTTCTTTTGCACCGATACGTCCGCCAATGTAACCGCTTTCCGCCTTGAAATCCCCACAGCGGTAGTATCCGTCACGGATGCGCCAGCGTTGTTCTATAAATGCGGGAAGAGATGTCAGTCCCAGTCCTTGCAATGCATAGAAATAGAGGTCGTTGTATCCTGTATATTTGATATACTTCCGTTCTCCGTCATAACTTGAAACAACCTTAGGCCATTTTTTCATTATCTGTTTTACAAAATAATAGTCAGCTCCCTTGGGAGAAAACGGTCCGGCACCGATTCCAAGTGTATCGGGAAGCGAACGCATCGTATCTGCTATTGCAGGCAATGTAATTGTATTGGCATTTTGGTCTACATCCATAGTCTGCTGACCACGTATATCATTCCAAAGCACGCTTCCTCTTCCGGCGTATGCACTGTTTGTCAGATCACCGGGGTCAACTTCCGGGTCAATGGTTTGCCCGCCGTCATTATCCTTACCGTTGCAGGTATCACAGTCATAAACTTTATTAAGGTACATTCTTCGCGCTTCCATACCGTTTGCTCCGCTATAAACACCGTCCTTGACGCTGCAGCCGTCTTCAAGGAAGAACATCGGTTGCATGTTTTTCGCCTGTTGGTCGACAGCGGCAAGATAATCGGTGAAAAGATAATAGGAAACCAATGAGTACGGATTGATGTATTTCCACATCTGTGTCTTCCAAATTTCCTGCCATTTCCCTGCGAGTTCTTCCTTGGCATAATCGCAACTATCACAGAATTTCAGGACTTGATAAAGGTCATAAGGAACTTTCCGTCCCATAGCCAAGTCTATCTGTAGCTGGTCATCGTCTATCATGCATTCAAAGTACCTTGTCCACATCGGATAAGTATCCTGTCCGAGTTTGAGTTTCGTTACCCACGAGGACTCTGCGGTAGTAGGTTCCATCATGTCTTCAACGCTGCCAACCCCTTGCCACCAGTTCATTCCATCATATGTGAGCAATTCGTAACCGCTTACCGGATTAAGGACCTTGCCTGTAATCTTCCACTTGCCGTTTTCCTGCTTCATCTCTCCGGCTTGTCGCGTCCACTCTCCCCGTTCGTATGACATAAACCGGTAGTCCTGCCCGCAATATAGGGAAAGAAGATAAAGCTTTTCTTTATCGGTGGTAATATCATTCTTAAAACGTGTTTCTATCTGGTCGAGGCTTTCGCCATTTTGTCCGAAATATTCCACAAAATCTCCATAGTTCACGCAGCCTTTATTGTAACCGGGAGTATCTTTAAACCCAAGCGCAACCTGCTCTCCCTTATCCTCTTTCCAGTTTCCTTTTGCATGAAACCATGCGTCTGTCAAGCTTTCCTGTGTAGCACGGAATGCGGCAATGGGATGATTGGCTGTCGAGTGATTCATTTCCAATCCCTTTAATGATATGTCACTCTTTGCCCAAGTTCCATCGAATGAACGTTGGGCAGGAGTCAGGTAATTACTTCCGAGTGCACGAAATGTGGCATTCATCAAACCGCACACACCGCAGTCGTTGGCATTGGAGCTGTCGGAATAATCCACTTTCACCGTTATTATTTTTACCGGAATAGAATCTTCGCCTACACGGACATAACCTATTTTCATCAGTTTATATGATATTTGAGCATCTTCACTGTCATAATCCGGATAAATAGGAGTTACCTCCCAACCATCATTCTTTTGAAGATAGAAACGGTCGTTCTTGATAGGCCGTTTTGCCGAAGTGGTTCCCTGCCTGCGCCATTGCACATTGATAGCCTTAAAACTTCTCCACGGCATAGTCGGATGATAATAGAACAACGTACATTTGAACTTCTTGCTTGTATCAATATCACCGTCAAACGTGTCAAAAGTTTGCTGGTCTGACACGACCACATAATAAGGTATGCCTTTTGCGGAAAGGGCTTCTATTGTCGGACGATTCTGTGTATCAAGCACATTCTCCGCTTCATACTCCTGTATCATTGCTGAAGTATCAGTCAACTTGCACAAATAGTTTCTAAAAGCTTGCGCCCATTCATAATGACTGTTGTAGGCAAGTACATAATACAAATACAAGTCTCCTTCCGTTCCGTCAAATGTTATGGTTTTTGAATTAAGGATAGCACCGCTATTACTGATATATCCTATACAGCCGACCTCTTCACCATTCAAATACAGTTTGATACAGGAATAATTGCTTCCCCCACGTGATACATAAATGGTAGATGGTTCTACAACTACGGCCATGGTAATTTTTTCACCTTGTCGGAATGAGCGTTCCACCAAAGCCGGTTGTCCGGTCTTGCAGTATATCGCAGCTTTATTTCCACAGACATAGAAACCGGCTCCGCTATCAGGGTCATAGCATTCTATCAGCTTTGAATCAGCTTCCTTGATATTTTTGGTGGCAAAGGCAAATTGGATGGCACATCCGCTCGTAGTTTCCACTGATGCGTTTCCAAAAGGATGGTAATCCAATATTTCAGCTGTTACATTTTCTGCAATACGCAAAGAACGCTCCTTAAGAAAGTCTACAAATCCGTTGCTTGACCAGTTTGCACCTCGTACATCCATTGTCACTCCGTTATGTGTGATAGTATGATCGCTCTCACTGTTGCTACGTGTAGAAAAATCATATCCGAACAAAGCACCGTCCTTGATCGCTATATCAATGGCACTCCCTTTTATCGTAACCTTGATTTCATTGGTGGATACACCGCCACTTTCGGCATGTACGGTAATACTTTGGCTTCCGTCCGTACTATATCCGCTTATCTGCTTGTTCACTGTAACCGTTTCGGCAATCATAGCTTCCACAGCTGTAACTTTCTCCTCGCTGTAGAAAACATCTACATGCGTTTCAGTCTTGCCGGGAGTATACGCAGCCACCTCTACGGTAAGGTTGTCATATAAACGTAACGTGCCGTTGTTCTTGTCATTGAACCTGATGGCGACGATGGGAGTATTACTGTTTTCGTCCACACACATGATAGCGGAATAGATGGTGTTTCCCTTTACTCCGGATTTCTTCTCCGTACCGTATATTCGTACAGGATATGCGCCATGCGAAAGTCTTTCTCCGCCACCGAATACATTTGTTGGATTGACAGAGATGCCTTTGGTATAACTGTCGCTTACCGTTGCTTCACCAAGTTTCTTCCATTCTCCATTATAGAACATCTCCACTACTGCAAGAATGGATGAAGTGTTATTAGGGAATTTATAGAATTGTCCGATATTTTTTGCCGGACCACCTGCAACAAGGATAGTATCACTTGTGTAATTCAAAGCCATGGGTTGTTCTACGGTAATATCCACAGCCATAATGGTAATGGCTTTTTTCTTGGTATTTCCATCCGAATCTGTAGCTTGCACAAAGAAGCTTTTGCTGGCGGCACTGCTGAAATAACTTGTGAAGTCAAGTTCAAACTTGTAATCGGTCGCACTTGCAGAGCCTACAGTGTTCATATCCTCACTGGATAATGTCAGTCCGGTGCTTGCATCAATAATAGTGATGTTACGAATGACACCAAGCACCTCGTTACCATCAGGATAGCTGACACTACGCAAAGCTACATTGATTTTTATCTCTGAGCCGAATGCCATAATAGGACCGGCTTCCTCGAAGTAGATAGACAATGTACTATCCTCACTGGAGCCGCCACCACCTCCATTTTTGGGTATTTTAAGCACAATATCCTCTATCTGTCCGCCATTCAGATTGGTGGCTTTGTAGTAAATGTAGTCTTCATCACTTTCTTCATCAAATCCACCGATAGCTTTCTCCTGCATTATGTATGCCCCGCCTGTGGAAAGGGCATCTTTTCCTCCCTCTGCCGGTTTGTCGGATGTTTCCACCTTGCTTCCGCCACTGCCGAATGCTACCCACGGTTTCAGATCATCAGGGCTGATGTCACTCTTATCGCGTGTGAACTGATAGGCAAGCCATACAGGTGCGCCATTTTTATCACTTTCCGCAGTCTTGAATGTAAGGACGATACCGCTTTTCAAATAAGAGAACCCGCTTTCTTTCTCAAGGTCAACAACAGCTTTTATGGCTGTTCCCAAAGTATATTCTCCATCTCCGCAAAGGTCGTTCACGTTGATGGTGTTGCCTACGTTTCCACCACCGGAAGTCCCGAAATCCGTCCAGTTGCTTTCTTTACTCCAATCAGAGGTATTTGTCCATTGTTTTGAAACCCATCCGGCTTCTGTAAGGAATATCAAGACAACACCCGGAATCTGCAAAGCAGAAGCATATTCAGAAGTCGCACACCTGTCAAGTGCTACGGAAAATGTTATCTCCCTATCTGAAAGGTCAAACAGATGATTGACATTCACAACGCTACGCGATACGACTTGTTTATTGAGTGAAAGTATTGCCTTCTTGTTTTCTTCGACCTGCTTCATATCTTCCTGTAACTTCGCACCTTCATCACCGGGGAATGCAGTAGAGCTTGTATGTCCGAGAGCAAGGTCGGAGCCAATTGAAGTCAGTTGCTTACCGCTCCAACGATAACTTTTTCCATCTTCTTCACATAGAAAGACTTTGCCGGAAGAGGGTATTCGCCCGTTTGTACTTGCCGTACCGAAAACATCTGCATCCAACCAGTTGTTATAATAAGTAGCAGTCTCGGATTCTCCGATTGTCGGAACGTATGCAAGCACAAAGCAACCATGTTCCTTATCATATACAACTTTACAACCCTCATCGTTGGAATTTTTGTTTATGGATTCATTTTTTACAGTAATGCCTACGGAAATGCCATAAAAATCTACCACGTCATCAATGTATCCGGGCAAATGTCGGCTCGGTACTTTCCCTTGTTCGTCAAGAGGGGCGATTCCTCCGTTTTCACCTTTTGATTCTTTGAAAGAGTTCAGTTGGCTTCCAACTTCATTCGCCTTGTTGTTTGCCTTGTTTGCGGTATCCTTGGTCGTGTTTACTTGGTCTTGCAACGAGTTGACACTATCACCAAGCGTGGTGAGGTTGGTGTCTTGCGCTTTGTTGCGGGCTTCTATATCCGTAATGTCGTCCTGCAGTTTGGTAATATCCTCTTGCAGTTTTTCTACGGCTTCGTTATACTGACCGCTGTCTATGGTCGGGTTGCCTCCACTCTGTCCGGTCGGAACCCATTCTCCGCCATCGCCCACATATATGGGAGCTGGTAAGGAAACACCCACAAGTGCCCACCATCCGTCATGTGGTAAAGGATAAGCCGCTTTCAGTTTTTCGATGGTCGTGAACAGTCCTTTGCTCACTCCCTTGATATTTTTTGCCTCAAGCCAGCCGTCCACCATTACGTTTCCTTTCAAGTGGGTCTTTCCCTGAACGGTCGCGTCACCACCTATCGCTGTATTGCGACCAACGGAGACATCACCGTCTATATGTTTTGATTCGTAACTCATATTAATACAGATTTAGCCAATTCGTTCAATGCGGCACTTTTTTCCGT